ATCGCCTAATGTAAATGTACCTGTTGTATTACGAACATAAAACTTATTAGCACTATACTGTACGTTTGTAACTATACCTGTTGCACTGCTACTGCTGGTTACAGTATCACCAACGTTAATGGTTCCGCCCTGATAAACAAAATTTATCTGTCGACCAAGTAGTGTTCCAGTAACTGCTGTTTCGTTTACGTCAAATCCACGACTGACGGCACCCCAAGTACCATAACTATTGTTGCCGTTTAGTGCACGAATATGTCCGCCACCAGTACTTGCATAACCAAAATAGCAGTAGTAAGTAAAGCAGCTAACAATTTCTGCCTTGCCGCCGTCCTTGACCCAGTAGCCTATACCATTATCACTGATAACAGTATAACCGTGGAAAATCATAGACTTAGCACCAGTTGCGTGTACACTGCCATCAACTAGTGCACCTACTAAACCGCTACCAATTGCACTGCACTCTAGTACATAAGGTGACTTTGTGGTAATTGGTGTAGCAGGATTTAGTCTTGCCACAACGCCGCGGATAGTACTTGTTGTAATATCGCTTGCAGTTGTACCAGGCACCCAACCAGTCATGCCTACAAATGTCATTTTATTAAGAATGCTACCATTACTTAATAAGAACATTGTTGCTTGATTGTTTGGCGTAGTACCATCATCGCTGTTACCAGTTTTTGGTTGTACAATTGTAGTACGCTGATTGTCACCAACGATTGCTACGTTTGCTGGTACTGTAATAGGTAGTTGTTCACTGTAAGTGCCGGTTTTTACAAAGATTGTACTGCCTGTTTCAGCCTGTTGACAAGCATACTTGATGCTTGCAAAAGGAGTTGCCAAGTTACTACCACTTGTTGGCGCGTCCACTCCGTGAGGAGCAACATAGTAAACTTTTGCAGACTCTGTAGCGCCTAGCCACAATGCCGCGGTTCCTACCGGGCCAATTGTCAGTGATCTACCAACTTTGGTTCCACCAGCATCTAACGGCGCATCATTGTACTTGTTATTTAGTAAATCATAGTAAAGTACATTACCAGTATTTGTACTTGGTATTGTTACTACTTCGCCAGAATTATTTACAACTGAAACACCTAGGAATACGTAATTATCGTACGGCATTCCGTATGTTTCAATCTCTTTAATTTCTTGACTAGCATATTGGAATGCTTCGCGAATACTATTAAACAGATATGCACTAGGAATTTTTACAACGTGATCTGCACTAGCTACTGCAACAAAATATGTATTAGTAAACTTGCCCGCAGGAATGTTATTTAAATCATAACCAACTGCTTGACTTACATAGCCGTTATACTGTGGTACTGGAGTCAGTGATGTTGTAGAGGCAAATCCTGTACCTACACCACTTGTATCAGTTACTACAATATTTGCATAACTATAGTGTCTGCCACCATCGACCACATTAACACTTAATATTCCGCTTGGTGTTGCCTGAACAGCAAACTGAGCTCCTGTGCCTTGTGGTGTGCTATTTACTACTATACTGCCGTAAGTATACCCACTTCCAGGACTTGTTAGTGTAATACTATCAATTGTGTTACCTGGACCAAGTGTTAAGGTTGCAGCTCCACCGCTGCTGTACTGATTGCCAGTAATTTGAACAGTAGGTGTACTTGTGTAGTTTTTACCAGGATTTGTAACTGTTATAGTTTTAAGTGGATAACCACTTAAAATAGCGTTTGCAGTTGCTCCAGTACCGCCTCCACCACTAAATGTTATGGTAGCGTATGTATAATTGTGACCTGGATTAGTGATAACTAAGTCTGTTACACCACCTGCAGTAATTTGAGCTGTTGCTGTTGCTCCGTGACCATCACCACTAATAGTTACGGTTGGAGCACTTGTATATCCACTACCAACATTAGTGATGTGATAAGCAGCAATATTGCTTTTCAGCGTATATGCAGTAGCACTAGCACCTGTACCATTACCAGTAATTGTTACTGTAGCGTAAGTATATCCTGTACCGCCATTTGTAATATCAACGTCGGTTACTGCACCAGCAACAATAGTAACGCTTGCTGTAGCGCCTGTACCGTCACCGTTAATAGTAGCAGTTGCTGTTGTATAGCCACTACCTAAACTGTCAACGTGTATGTGAGCAACAGGCGTACCCAAATCTAGTTCTATTGCAACAGTAGCACCGGTACCACCACCGCCAACTACTGTACCACTAACGCTAGTATATCGTTGTCCAACGTTTGTGATTGCTGCGCTGGCTACGTTTTTACCAGGTGGTACAACGATTGTGGCTGTTGCACCTGTACCGTCACCGTTAACAGTAACAGTTGAATTATTTGCGTAACCTGTACCGCCATTAACTAAAGATATACTTTGTAGCGGGGCACCTTGGAAAACCGGTGTTACGATAGCACCTTCGCCGTCACCTTGTACACTTAGTGTAGTAGTGCCTCCGTTATAACCTAAACCTGCCGCGGTAACGTTAACACCGCTCAATACACCTAGTTTATAAGTAAACTGGTTGTCATTAAAGTCTGCAAGTTTCCAGGTACTGCCATCACGAACCAAGAACTTATTGCCGGTTTTTACTGGTGCAGAAATTGTTAAATCTGCATCCCGTAATTCGCCTGCTTTTGTATTTGTGTAGGTCGCTACACCTGCAGCAACTGGTGTTAAACCGTGACCGCTTACATACTTAATACCATCGGCGCGCTTAATGTGTGCTAATGTTGCTCCGTCAATGCTTATGCCGTGACGTTGATCTTCTACGCTGATTGCGCGACCATTTGCACTGCTACCACGTACTGCGGCAACATTGGCCTTTGTAGTTAAGATCTCATCAGTTCTATTAGCTGTGGAGCTTAGTGTGTTACCGTCAAAGTAGAAATAGTTGTAACCAGTAATGCTTGCTACAGTTCTAGTTACTAGTGTAGTCTTTTCGTATCTTACACCATTAATCCAGTAAATAAATTTTGTTTGACCTGCTACTGGATAGATTGCTACTGTTTTTGCTACAGCAGCTGTTTCAAACGCTGTGCCCGTAGCAAACTTACTATCTTCGCGAGTAGTTACTGCACCAAATTGATCTATGCGATAGATTCTGGTACCGTTGTCGCTAAATTCTACAATACCGCGAGTTGCTGGATGCTGGTTATCAAAACCAGTTGGATCTAGCGTTGTGTTTGTAACAGTAGAGCCTTGAATAACATCCAGTACTCCATCAACCGTTACATTACTCTTAACAGTTGTTTGAGCACCAGTTTTACCCAGGGTTAAATTGTCAGCTGCGCCAAACGCGGTTACTGTGGTAGCATTTTGATTTGCTACGTTTAGTGTAGCTGCACTAACAGTAATATCGCCACCATCAATGTTTACGTCACCGTCAACGTCTAAGTTATTTCTAACACGAGTATTACCAGTTGTTGCACCGATATTAACTGTGGTCGCTGCACCGAATGCATTAACAGTAGTTACAGACGTATTAGCAATATTTAAGCTAGTACCGCTAACAGTAATATCGCCGCCGTCTACATTTAAATCACCATCAACGTCTAGCGTACCACTTACACGAGTATTGCCTAGTGTAGAAGTACCGTCAGTTGTTAGTGTAGTATTGTTTGTTAGGTTTAAACTACCACCACTGATGTTGATTGTTGCACCGTTTTGCGCGGTATAGCTAGCATTGGCTCCACTAGCAACTAGTGGTCCGCTAATTGTGCCGCCACTGGCTGCGTTAATAAACTGGTCAACATACTGCTTTGTTGCAGCGTGTAGCGGATCTGTTGGGTTTGCAAACAAGGTAAGCATACCAAGCATTGCATCGCCATCTTTAGACAAGAATCCTTCTGCACCAGTTGCAAAACTACTCCAATTTGTATTTGTACCACCAGCTGGATTACTGCCACCAATTGTATCATTAACAGCAATAAATGAACTAGAGCCCGCCTTTACAACATCGTCCTTGTAGTACTGTGTAGTACTATTCCAAGAACCCATCCAGCGAATACCGCTGTTAAACTTTTGCCATCTGCCGGCCGCCAAGTCAGTATTGAAATTGGTCGAGGCATGTGGTAGTATAGAGATATAGGTGTTACCGCCATAAGTAACAACTTCTTCAGTTGCGTACTGTGTGCCAGTAGCCCAAACTCCGCTAACCTTAAATCCTGCAACTATTTTGTCCCAAGTTGCTGTTGTAGTTGGATTTACATTGTCGTTGTCTGCTTTTGCTTTGTACAGTGAGCCGCCGTAGCTAACTACTTGACCAATCTTGTACTGTAGTACGCTAGACCAATTGCCCTGGAAGTCAAAACCAGAGTTATAAATCTGCCACTTAGTAGCGTCTGTTGGCAAATTGCCAGTAGTAACACCTAGTGCAATATATACATTGCCACCGTAGTTAACAATGTCGCCTTGATAGTAGCCAGTTGCATTATTGTACACACCTTTATAAGAATTACCAGATGTTAGTAATTCCCAGTTAGCTGCAACTGTAGGCAGTGTATTAGACTGTGTTAGCTTAGAGCGATAGATATTATTTCCGTAAACTGCAATGTCGTTTACGAAGTATTGTGTTGCTGGATTGTAGTTACCTTGGAATTTAATACCACCAACATACAGCTCCCAATAGGCAGTATTAGAAGGTTGGTTACCAGTTGTTTCTACTTTTGCACGGTAGATGTTTGCGCCGTAAGCAACCAAGTCATTAGGCACATACGCTGTTGCGTCATTGTACACACTCTTTGGACTTACGCCCTCAACAAACTTATCCCAATAGGTTGTGTTTGTTGGCAAGTTGTTTGTGCCGTCTTGTTTTGCTACGTATAGTGATCCACCATAACGTACAACGTCATTCTTTTGATAGATACCAGTATTTGAGTATTCACCCTCGTACTGAATACCGTCTAAAAATCTAGACCAGTATGTGGCATTAGGAGGAGTAATGTTTATAGAGTCTTTAATAGCAATATAAACAACACCACCATGTGCTATACCATCTCCAACTTTGTAGTTAGCAGTTGTGCTAAAAGTACCTAAAAAGTTGAAGCCTTCTACCATTAGTGCCCAATAAGCAGTGTCTGTTGGTAGCGTGCCAGCTGTTTTTAGTGCGTATGTATATACATACACATTACCACCGTACTTAACAATATCGTTTGATTCGTAAGTGGTACCGGCGCTCCAATTACCTGCAAAGTGGAAGCGTAATTTTCCTAGATCAATTAATTGACTCATATTATATTAGCCTCATTAATAAGTGTCCTTTATTGCCCCACTCGAACCTTACGGTATCTTTTGTCCAAAACCACTGTTTGTAATCGTATTTATCAATTACATCATCTGCAGGTAATGAAACTGGGGTATCCCCGTCTAAAATCTCTATGTCCAAATTGCCAGTGTCAGGATTTAGACGAAATCCGTAAAACACTTTGTCGACTAAATCTGTACCAGTATAGAATCCGCTCATCATGATACTCCTTGTAGTATGGAGAACACTGCGTCTATACTGCTATCTACTCTCGCAGATATAACTAATTTGTCCCCGGTATTTAGTACTAGCTTGTTTCCGCGCATTAACTCAAACGGATCGTTTGCTTCAACTCGCCTGTCTTTTTGAATATAAGTATCGTCAGTGCCTCTACGCAATATTAGTGTAAACGGTACTGTTGTACTTAGTTTATTAGTTATACTGCCGCCAATTACGATGCTTTTTTCTGGTGCCGTAAAGCTGATAACTTCTGTGGTTCCTACGGCACGTGATATTGCGTTTACAAATGCTGTTGCCATAGTTTACCCCAGTGCTATTGCCATTACGATTGCTTTTTCAGTAGCAATGGCGTTAATTAATGCATCAACGCCACCGCCACCAGCCGTAATGTTATTTACTGTTCCGTCAGACTTTTTATAGTATAACGCCCCATCATTGTAGTTAATAGCTAATTCGCCAAACTCTAAATCTTCTGCCTCGGGGACTTTTCCTGGAACAGCGCTCCGTTTTAATTTAATTACTGGTTCAGCCATAAAGCCCCCTTGCTATTAATAAGTACCGCAATCAAGCTGTGTTAACTCTACGCTGCCATTTGTAACGGTAAACTGTGCTGCTACAAAACTAGCTAAGCCTTTTATTAATGTAGTAGCTGTTGGGATTGCTGTTTGAGTAATTGCTGTAACTAAACCTTTACCATTTACTGTAACTGTTGGTACTGTTACGTTATCACCAAAGCTACCCACGTTATTATTAACAGTAGCTAAAGTAATTGCTGCGCTTACGTTTGCGCTACCGTCTACAGCTTGTAGTGTGGCTGTTGCGTCGCCTGTTAAGCTCAAATTGCGTGCTGTTTGCCACTTTGTTGCTGTATCTGCGTTGCCTTTTAAGTTACCAAATACTTGTGCAACTTCTAGGTCTTTGTTCATTTGCCAACGATCATTACCGCTTGTGTACAGCAAGGTAGCTGGAACTGTTGGGCCCTTGATCGTTAAACCACCACCGTCTGCCATTGCGGCGTCTGTAGCGTCTTTTGCCAGCTCAATATTTTTGTCACCAATTGCAACCGTTGTGCTGTTAACAGTAGTAACTGTTCCTAGTACTGTTAAGTTGCCAGTAATGCTAGCGTTACCATCAATATTAATGTTGGCTGCTGTAATATCATTACTGTATAGTACGCCGTTAATTGTAGCGTCATTAAAGGTAACATTACTTGTAGGACTAACGGCCTGTGGTAAGTTAATTGTGATTGTGTTATTTGTAACTGCAGTGGTTACGCCAGTTCCGCCAACAACACTTAGTGTGTCACTTAACAGGCTAACACCGTCTGTTCCGGTATTACCACTGATGTTTAGTGTAGTAGCTACACTAACTGTTCCTGCTGCTGTTAATCTACCTTTTGCATCTACAGTAAAAGTAGGAATGTCTGTTGCACTACCGTAGCTGCCGGCTGTTACACCAGTATTTGCCAGTGTAAGTGCAGCACTTACGTTTGCACTGCCGTCTACACCAGTTAAGCTAGCAGTTGCATCACCTGTTAACTGTAGTGTACGAGCATTTAGCCACTTAGTTGCAGTGTCGGCATTACCAATCAGTGCAGCAGTAACATTACGTGCCGTAAAATCACCATTACTGTCGCGCTTGACTAGTGTGCCCACTGTGTTTAAGTGTGTGGCTGCGTCAACCATATCGGTGTAACGCTTACCACCAATGATCACGTGATTTACTGCGTTACCGTTGGTTTCAAGACCCATACCAATGTAAAGTCTGTCACCACCATTACTACCATTATCTGCAAGAGCACTGTAGGCTAACTCACCTGCAGCTAGCACTGCTGGATTGCCGCTTAACTCACTGCGTTTAATTCTTAATAGAGAAGCCATAGTGTCTCCTTAAAACTGACCAGCTTCGAAAATTTGTTTTTCTAGCTTGTTAGTTGCTGTCCATTTTTGTGTTGTGGCGTTATACACCAGCAACCCGCCATCTTGTAGTTGTGATAAGTCAATGTCCACACTGTTTGTTATACTACTAACACTTGGCGGAGGCATCATACCAGTTACAACAATAGTTGCTTTTTTATCGTCAACAACTACGTTTTGTACTTGCTGCCTTTGTACAACTGTACTATTATTTGATTCTGTTACAACTACATCGGTCATCTTGTAACCTCCGGTACTAGTGTTAAGTTGCCTACTAGGAACGGTACTACGTTATTGCCATTGTATAACTCTAAGCTATACACCGCGGTAGTAAAATTAAAACCGCTAGTCACATTGGCTAGTAATGTAATTGTAATTGTTTTAAATGTATTGTCCAGTACTATTTGCCCTGCTTGAGAAGTTGCTTCATAAATAATTGTAGGGCTGTCTACTGTTTCGCGTATTTGCATTCTAGCACTATACGTGGTAATCGGTACTGGTTCGTTAAATTCTATAACGCCACCACTGGTAAACTGTGTGTACTGTAAACTATTTACTTGATTTACAGTAATCGTATTATTCGTTGTATTGGTTGCTATGTGGTAAGTATCACCAATATTGTTGATTTCTTTCATACCGCCAGCACCTACCACTTTAAACCGCCAATTATTTGGCAGATTGTGATCTTGACTAGTGGTGATCAC